CGACTTTACGTTCAACCAGGATGCCGGGATTCGGTTCGTTCAAGCCCGATTGGCTGAAGGGAAACCTTCAGTATCAATGGACCTGTCGAACGCGACAGACCGCTTCCCACTGGAAGTGGAATTAGCGTTCCTTGTCCGCATGGGTCTTGAGCCCGAATGGGCGCATTTCCTGCGCTCCCTTTGTAAGGGAGACTGGCATTACCAAGTTGAGCGGAGGCGGGGTGCGCCTACACACACCATTGCGTGGAGTGTGGGTACACCGTTGGGGATTTACCCCACCTTTGCTGCCTTCGCCCTGACCCACCATGCGGTGGTTCAGGACTGCTTCCGGGAGGCGGGTATACAGCCGAACAGTGACGGCTCCTACGACTATGCAATCGTAGGGGACGACTTTACCGTGTTTAACACGGATGTTGCGGCGATTTACCGCTCGCGGATGGAAGCTGCCGGTGTGGTGATCTCCGAGGTGAAAACCTTGGCGGCACCTCACGTCAGTGAGTTCTTGGGTAGAGTCATCACACCCACCGAAGTCATACAAGGCTTTAAGTGGAAAGGCCGATGTTCCGACATGTCTTTTGTCGACATGGCTAGAGCACTGGGTCCCTCGTCCACGGTCCTTATGCGACCTCGTCAGCGGAGAGTAATCGAGATGATTGCTCCCCTTCCAGAGCCCTTGGGCCTTGGATGGAATCCTAACGGTCGATCTTGGTCAGATCGACTTGGGGTTTGGCTCGATGAGTTCCTTAAGGAACCCGAGGAGCGTGTTAGGACGTTTTCCAAAGCGTCTGAGCACTCGAATCAGCTCTTGATGATGTCTGACTGGTACAGGCATAAGCCTAATCCAGACCGATACGTCAACGGTGAAAACCGTGATGAGAGCTGGCTACCGGGTGGTGACATCCTGACTTCCGACCAGGAAGTCGTCGCGTTGTACCACACTTACCTACCAGGTTGGTCGGGAGACCACTGGGGGGTGGAGTTGTGGCCCAACCTAATGGAATCAGCCCTCTACCGAGGGGTAGACCCATTAAGCGACAGAGAGTTCAGCGAATTGCTGCGCTCCTTCTCTACGTTAGAACGTAGACAAGACGTTCCCACATTGGTACAGTGGGAGCGGAGGATAGCTCGAGTCCTTCGGGGCTCGAATACCAACCTCTGAG